TTTCTCTACAGCGTATTTTTTTATATCGGGTTTCCCGGCGTTCCCCTTACCTAAAATCTGCTTTTTCCAACTCCTATTATCGACAGGAACGCACTCAATCCCCTTGGTATGAAGCATGTACTTCGCAACACTAACCACACCGGAAATCTCCATTGTGGTACGTGCATTTTGAATATAAATTGCTGCCTCAATTGCAGAACTATGTATTCCATTATACTCTAATTTTTGGTTTAGGTATACACTAAAGTTGTCAAATATTTGATAAAGCCTAAAATCAAATGGGTCTTTAGGGGTAGATGCGAATTTTAATTTAGCTACAAGTTCTTCTTGATCGTTTACGATAACTCCGTGAACTGCTTTAGATGAGCAGTCTAATCCTAAGTAATTCATCTTTGACGCTCCCCCATTGTTCTAAGACCTACAACCCTTGACACCGATGCATAGGCTTTATCATATGCCTTAAGTGTCCCACTTAGTTGTTTTAAACCTGCCTCTGTTTCGATAACCTCTTTCCGTAATTCCCACAATTGAGTGTATGAGTTTAAGGCTTCCCCACGCAATTCTTCTCGTGTAGGTTTCTTCTTACCCGCTTCTTCTCTTTCCGTAGCAAGTTTGTTCATAGCTTTAGCTAACCCGTCATCAAAAGCTGCCTGTAATGCGGAAAGGGTACTATCCAATTTTGCTACCTCTGCTTCTAGATAACTAGTGTATCCACCAAACATGGCTAGGTAGCTTTCTAGCCCCTCATTAGATGTGGAGGCGTAATCTCCTAATGGCAACTTAGGTAGGTTAGAAATGTCCACATCAAAGGAGGACACTTGTAAATCGGAAGCTAGTTTTCTTCGTACATTACCTAAGGCTTTCATTGGAGACCATGCTTTATTTTGGTCTTGTGGGTTGTCGTCTTTATAGTTAACCATTGGTTACCCCTTTACATTTACACCACGTATCCCCAGTACAGGTTTCCGGTATGCTCGTCATGCCCATTATATTAGTACAACGTTCTAGTAAGGTTTCCCATACTAAGGGTTGCCTAGATACTTTGAAGGCTTTTAAATTTTGGTCATTTTTATTTTCATACAAAACGATACCATATTCATTATTTAGCATGTTTAGATAAATTTGTAATTGTATAAAATGCTCATGTTTTGGTGAACTTTTTAGTTCTTTAAACCCTTTATCATTAATAGATTTTAACTCTAACACCGCCCTGCCTTCGGTTGGGTGCTGGATAAGGAAGTCTAACCGCCCACTGATAGGAGGCATGTCCATCTTTAATGGTTGCTCACGAGCGATAACAATACCCATTTTAGTGAAGTACTTATCCATCCTATCTTCTAGGGAGCCACCTACATCAAAGATACGTTTTACTCTTGGGTCTAGGGTTTCCCAAGGCAATAAACCATTGAATGAAGCATATAAGTACCGATCACAAGTGCTACCCAAAGCAGAAGGGTAGAACACCTGCCCTCTGTGGGGAGCCATTTTACCTTCTAAATGCGTATTTAGTAATTTTAAAAACTCCCTATCTTGGTTAGTTGTTCTAACCGCAGCCTTCCTTTTCGTTTTCTGCTTTGTTAATCCTTTAGATTTCCCAATTTGTTTAATTCCTGCCATAGAAATTCCTTTATTTTACCTTTAGTTGTTTCTTTACAATGCAATACAATTTGTATGTCTCCGGTCTGTATTAAGTTGCGATCTCGTATTCTATCACGTTTACCTAAATGACCGTACACCCCATCCGCTTCAATTACCATATTTAATTCTGCAATATAAAAATCAACTGTATACGGAGGAAACGGTGCTTGCGTCTCATAACGTATTCCCCATTCCGACAAATAGTTAGCAATTATATTTTCTTGGGCAGTATAGTCTCTAGGTAACACTGTTTTTTAGTTCCTCCAGTAATTGTTCATCCTCTAAAAAGACTTTCTTTAATCCATTCAGACCCATGTATTTCTGTTCTTTATACGTATACCAAGGCCCTGCCTGAGTTATAAGTTTGATGCCTATTGCTTCTCTAATATAGCTTTCTAGAATGTCTATGCCTCCATCTACCCTAAAAGGTACCGTTGCAGAATTCCAGTTCTCTCCCCCGATTTTAGTTTTCCTCAAGCGTACATCCATATCAAAACCAACCTTAACGCCAGCATCTTCTATCCAACCTTTACGACGTACCTGTAAAAGTGCATGTGCAAAGAATGACTGTGCCAAGCCTCCCGGCATGTTATCTAATGCTACGGGGCCAATGCTACTACGTACCTGATTGATTGCCACCAACGCACCGCCGTTAGATAGACTAGGGAGGACTTTAGGTAACGAAGAGTTAACGAAACGTGCTTGCCACGCCATTGGGTTGAACGAGAAATCCTCTTCTAGGTTCTTGTGGGGAACAAGCCCAGCAATACTATCTAATACTACTAAATCAAAAGAGGCATCAAGTAAGGTACGGATTGTATCCATAGCTTCCTCACCGCTTTCAGGTTGCCCTACAATTATTTTACCTGTGTCTATTCCGCAACGCTCCATCCAATCGGAGTCCCATGATAACTCTGTATCAATCCAAGCTGCTTTTCCACCTGCCTTCAAAACGTTTGCACAGATTTGGGAGGCTAGGTAGGACTTTCCCACGTTGGTAGGCCCGTATATAAGTGTTAAACGCTTCTTAGCTATACCACCCGCCGTTAATCTGTCTAACGCAGGTATCTCAAAGGGGATTTTAGAATACTCAAACTCTTTATCGTCACCCCTAAAAAGGTTTAATTTTTTATTTTTAAGTAGCTCATTAATAATTTTTTCTGAATCTTTTTCCATTTATTCCTCTTCCGGTGTAAAACTAATATCGTAGGTTCGGTTTAGATATGCCTCCGCCCACGCAAAGCAAACTGCGGCACATTGAATGATTTCTGTATACATATCTGTTTCGTTTTTTTCATACACTTCTCTTGCGACTTCACCTAGTTCTTCTGTTAAGATTACCGTCCAATGAGAGTCAGAGTTCTGTGTTTGGTCACCCCACTTTAAGTCTTGACGCTCTCTTTCAGCTAAAACTTTTTCCAGTACCGTAGCTCTAATTATTTCGTTACCTCTCCGTGTACGGCTCATTTAGAAGTCCCTTCATTCAGTACTTCATCAATATTCTTGTCTACTTCATCTCGTACATGCGCCCAGATTTGCCCTAAGGCAAGTTCCGTTCCCTCAATCTGAGTGGGGATATCCATATCAGTATCAATATCATGTACTTCACAATCAATACGTGCGTACTGATTAGTGTCTAAAGGCCCTACCCTGAATGTAAACCCTAATTTTAGTCCTACCTTAGCCATTAGTCTCTCCTTCTTACTTACCCCTCAACTGGGGGTATGGTAAATTAATTTTATCTGGGTTGTTTTGTTTGAACTGCCGCACTAAACTTTTAGTCTCTTTACGGTTTATACCTAAAATATAACAATATTTATGCTTTGTGGGGGACTGCCTTTTCTCGCAACTGTTTTTATGCCTAGCCCTCTCTTGTTTTAGTAATTGTGTACTTTCTTCGGGTATATTTTGCCAATTTACTTTGCGGTAATTCTTTTTGGCACCTACCATTTTATACCATTCTGGCTGCCATTGCAACCCTAAAGCCTTCGCATATCGAACAATCTGACTCCTATCACTAAACCCAGAGTCTCCAAACCACCCACGTTCTCTGTTTTGAGGGTCAAGGTACTGATAGCCGCTACCAAATTTTTGACCTAAATAGATGAAGTTGCAAGCTTGATAAATAGTACCTAATTCCTTAGCTTCGGGGTCACTGTACGCTGTAAAATACCTAAAGTCTGTGTTTTTCACCATCCATTTAATAGATTGCATTATTAACCATGAAGCTAAATTTTTAGGTGACCACGAAATACAGGCACCCCTAGCAATTAATTTTTCTAAATTCTTACCTTCCGCCCCTAATAAATTTGAAAACGTGTTAGGTGTAGCCATTACAACAACCCCTGCAAGCAGATTAGAGGACTTTAACCTAGCGGTAAATCTATCTGTAACCCATATAGGCATTTTACCAAGCCATTCGTGCCGTTCGATAAACTCTTTAACTTCCCGGCAACCCGCTTTGTTGTCTTTAGCAATGTACTCAAACTTAAAATCATCTATAGATAAAGCTTTAACAGCTTCTTCCGATAGATTGGAAAGGGCTAAGTCTTCTACTTTATTTTGAAGACGTATCTCATATTGCCAACTATGTTCTTTATCGTAATTGCTAAACCTTTGGTGTGCCTTTAAGACCAATCTATTGTCCAATCTATTTCTGCTTCTTGTACGTTCGGCTCGAAATCTACTTTAGTAGCCCATGACGGTTTACATACCTCAACGTCAACTTCTAGCGGGATTCCTAAAGAGTTTTCTTGTAGTAGGTTTTGAATGTTAGGAGTTACATCGTTTAGTTCTGAATCATGAACCTCACAAATAATCTCATCATGAACCTGTACTAAAA